CAGAAGTATTTGTTTATAACCCAGAGATCAACGGCCCAATAAAGCCAGAACAATTGCCAATTCTTGATCCACAGGATCCAGAGACATTTAAAACTCAAGTACATTTCCCACCACCACTTCCTCTAGACAAGCTTGTTGTACTTAACGAAATTCAAGCCAAGATGAAGCTTGGACTAGAAAGCCGTGAGGGAGCTCTACGTCAGCTTGGTGAAGAATTCCCTGACGAGAAGCTAGAAGAAATTCGTGCAGAACTCATCCGTGACGCTAAGGCGGACGGAGCCCTACAGCTAATTCAAACTCAAATTACTGCCTCCATTGCATCCTTAACAGGAATGCTTCCAGAAGGAAAAGATGGAAACATGCCTCCAGGAGCCCAACCTGGGGAAGGTATCGGACCTGGCCCAACCGGCCAGCCTGGAGTGATAAGCCCAATGGAAGAGGGCGTACTTCAAGAACTTCAGCAGGTACAAGTAGATCTGGTAACTAAAGCGTATGGAACGACCATTCCTAAGAACAGGACTCCGGACGAAGACAAACCAGAATAATAAGTTTAGGCAGACAAATTCGTAAGAATTTGGAAGCCTATTACCACCTAACAATCCGCAGGTCATCGTGGCATTAAATCGGACAACGACCTCTCAACCTAAAGGATAAAGCATGGCTGAAACAACAAATATCGTTGATACGCCGGAAGCTCAGGAAGCATTCCTGACAGACGTTCCAGTAGCAACGGAAACAAAAGTAACACCAGTAAAAACAGAGCTCTTGACAGACAAGGCTTATACAGAAGAAGATCTAAAGCGAGTAAGAGAGCAAGAAAAATCTAAGCTCTATCCGCAAATCGATTCCTTAAAAGAAGAACTAAACATCCTCAAAAAAGAACGTGAAGAACGTTTGGCTCAGATGGAAGCTGAAAAAGCTGCAGCTGAAGAAGAGGCCCGTAAGAAGGCTGAATCTGAAATGGATGTACGTCAACTTCTCGAAGTTAAGGAACAAGAATGGGCTCAGAAGTTGGAAGCAGAACGCCTAGAGCGTGAACGAGCATTCACTCTTCTAGAGCGTGAGCGTCAATATGCGGAACTCACTGAGTACCGTAATCGCCGCCTAGAAGAAGAGCGTGACAATATCATGCCTGAGCTAGTAGATCTTATTTCAGGAAACAATCCTGAAGAAATAGAACAAAGTATTACAGGACTGCGGGAGAGATCCTCAAGGATCCTGGAATCGGCGCAATCTGCAATGCAGAATGCCCGTAAAGAAATGACAGGCAGCCGGGTAACCGCGCCGCCAACCGGACCGATGGACACTAATATGGAGCAAAATCAGTTTACAGCGGAACAAATTGCCGCTATGTCGGTTACCGAATACGCAAAATACCGAGGAAAGTTGCTGGGTAAAACCGCATCGGACCGAGGCAAGGGAATCTTCGGGTAAGAAATTACCGAATTAATCAAATCTAACTAAGGAGTAATACCGACATGGCATCAGCCGTAACAGGTACCGGCAATTTAGCCGCAGCACCTACAGCGTACTCTGGCTCCAATAGCCAGCTTACACAAGCAATTCAGACCATCTGGTCAAAGGAAATCCTTTTCCAGTCAATGCCAATTCTTCGCTTCGAACAGTTCGCTGTTAAGAAGACAGAACTTGGAGTTGCACCTGGTCTCCAGATCAACTTCATGCGTTATAACAACCTCGGATTTGCATCTTCACTCGTTGAAGGCGTCCGTATGTCAACTAACGCTCTAACCGCTCAACAGTTCTCAATCACAGTTGCAGAGCATGGCTATGCAATTGCTGTATCTGAGCTCCTATTGAACGCATCATTCGATGACGTAATGGCTTCTGCTTCACGTCTTCTTGGCCGTAACATGGCCCTTTACCTTGATGGACAGGCTCGTGACACACTTATGGCTGCATCATCAGTCATCTATGGTTATGACCGCTCATCACTAAACGCAGTCAACAACTGGTATGACTACGGCACAAAGGGTACTTCACGTGCTTCTCTTACAGGTGCATTTGATCTTACAACCGCAACCGTTAAGGACGCAGTTGAGACACTTGCAACCAAGAACATCCCACGGTTGGGCGAGACCTATGTAGCTTTCGTTCACCCACACCAGAGCCGCAAGCTTCGTGACAACGCAGAATTTATCGAAGTCACCAAGTACGCAGCTCCAGGTAACTTCATGCTAGGTGAAATTGGTCGTCTATACGACACAGTATTCATCGAAACAACACAGATTGAAAAGGTTGTTGGCGGAGCTGGCTCAGGCTACTCAGCTGATACCGCAGTTGCTGCAGGTTCAATCGTTTACCCAACAGGTGGCGGTTACACAACTCCAGCAACAAAGACAGGTAATGGTAACAAGGACCGCTACACAGCTATCTTCATTGGAGATAACGCATTCGGTCACGCAATCTCTCTTCCAGTTGAGCTCCGCGATGGCGGTATTCTTGACTTCGGTCGTGAGCATGCGCTTGCTTGGTATGCTATTTACGGTCTTGGTCTAATCACTGACCAGTCTGTAGTTTTGGCAGAAACCAACTAATTTAAGAACGTTAGGGGGCGGGAGTTAAAATACCCGCCCCCAACACAAACAATAGGAGAATACTAATCGTGTCAAAGGCAAAAGTAACAGACGTCACAGGACGTCAGCGTGAAGCTCAAATCAAAGCACACGCAGAAGAACTTGCAGATCGTGCAGGTCAAATTTCAATGGCTACAGCAGAAGCTGCAGCTAAGCTAGAAACAGAAGTCATGGATTTAACTAATCCAAATGCCGTAGCAACCGTTATTGATGAGGTTGAAACCGTAGGCGTAAGTCTTGCAGATGATACACAGATTATTCGTGTCGCTGAAGACCTAGATTTTGTAACTATCGGCGTAGGAAATCACTATTCCTTTAAAGCCGGACAGAAGTACAAGGTATCTAAGCATGTTGCTCAGCACTTGCAAGAAAAGGGTTACCTGTACGACAGGCTCTAAAAAGCCTAATATCTAGATCGCCCTCGTAGACAACCGCCCTCCTGTCTACGAGGGCCCTTAACGTTTGTCCTGACTTATGACGGTAATCACGAGATTATATTGCTATAACAATTACCGGAGGTAACAGTGGCAACACTCGCAGCGCTTTCTGGTCGTCTTAGATCTGAACTAGGCGATATGGGCCGTAGTTTTGAGGAGACCTTCGTTGGTGATGGCGCCACAAAGCGATACCAATTAACAAATGCTCCTGTAAAGGGATCTTCCCTAGTAATCAAAGTTGGGGCCACTAACGTATCTAGTACCTCTTCTGTTGAGGAACATACAGGTATGGTTGTTTTAGCCGTTGCCCCTGCTGATGGGGCAATCATTACTGTTTCAGGCACAATGTATAAATACTTTACTGATGCTGAAATAGAGAACTACGTTAACGTTGCTTTTCTAGAGCACGCAAGAACCACCACTGATTCCAATGGCAGCAAAGCAACTATGCTTTCTTTACCGGCTATTGATGAATATCCATTAGTATTACTAGCATCTAGTATGGCCCTATATACCCTAGCAACAGATGCTTCTTTTGACATTGACATTATTTCTCCCGATGGAGTTTCAATCCCTCGTTCAGAGCGTTTCCGTCAACTATCGGAAATCGTAACTGCTAGAAAAGAACAATACCGAGAACTGTGCAACATGCTTGGTCTTGGTATGTATAAGATTGAAGTATTTAATCTTCGACGTATTAGCCGTCTTACTAATAAACTTGTTCCTATCTATCGTCCACAAGAAATTGATGACTCGTCTTTACCACAAAGAGTTCGACTATCTATCCCTACTTACGGAGACATTACGCCAGAAAGCGATGTCGTACATAAAGACCTCTCAATGTACTCCGGAGACGACTTCAGCATTAAACTTAAGTTTTCACTTAACCTTGCAGGTTACACACCTAAAGCAGAAATTCGTTTGTTCCACACTGGCGGGCGTGCACAAGTAGGTCCAGTAATTGTAGGAACATTTACAGTGACAAAGTTGCAATCAGTAACTGGTGGAATTTACGACATTGTTCAGCTTAGCTTGCCAGGATCTGTAACATCTGCGCTACCTCGTACCGCATATTACGACATACAGTTAACAGAGATTGCTACAGGTAAGGTAAGAACTTACATGTCTGGAAAGGTATTTACAGAAGAGCAGGTAACACTGTAATGTCTGATCCAGAGATCATTGAGATAATTGAACAACCTACAACAATAATTACTTTTGGTGCCGACTCTGTTGGTTCAGTAGGGCCTACGGGTCCACAAGGACCATCAGGACCAATTGGTGCTACTGGGGCTACAGGCGCAACAGGTGCACGTGGCGCTACTGGAGCAAGTGGACCAACAGGTGCAACAGGTCCAACCGGTGCAACCGGTGCAGCAAGTACTGTAACTGGCCCAACAGGACCAACCGGTGCAACTGGTTTATCTGGAACCGCAGGCTCTACAGGACCAACAGGTCCTTCAGGTGCTATCGGTTCTACTGGCGCAACTGGCGCAACTGGCGCAACTGGCGCACAAGGTATACAGGGAGTAACTGGTCCAACCGGTGCTACTGGAGCAACAGGCCCTGTTGGTACATCCATCCATCTTCGTGGAACAGTTGCTAACACTTTTGATCTTCCAACTACAGGTAATTCAATTAATGATGCGTTTATTGTTTCTGCAAATGGTGACTTGTATGTGTGGAGTGACACTGCTCCACGTTCTTGGGTAAATGTTGGCGACATAGTTGGTCCTGTGGGCCCAACTGGTCCAACAGGAGCAGCAAGCACAGTTACCGGACCAACTGGTGCGGCAGGTGCACCTGGAGCTGCCGGTGCAACTGGTGCTACTGGACCAACGGGCGCAACCGGTCTAACAGGTGCTACAGGCGCTACTGGTCCTACAGGAGCGGCGGGATCAAATTCAAATGTTCCAGGACCAACTGGCCCTACTGGTGCTGCAAGCACCGTACCGGGCCCTACTGGAGCAACTGGAGCAACTGGCCCTACAGGAGCAGCAGGATTAGCAGGTGCAACAGGAGCGACAGGAGCAACAGGTGCGGCAAGTACAGTTACTGGACCTACAGGTCCTCAAGGAAGCACAGGATTACAAGGAGCAACTGGACCAACTGGAGCTCAAGGAAATGTGGGAGCAACTGGACCGACTGGTGCCATTGGACTCACAGGATTAACTGGCGCAACTGGCCCAACAGGTTCTACCGGTTTAACTGGTAGTACTGGCCCAACCGGAGCAACAGGAGCAACTGGAAACGCTGGAGCAACTGGACCAACTGGTGCACAAGGCGTTATTGGTGCAACAGGTCCAACAGGACCGACAGGTGCTACTGGTTTAATTGGTGCGACAGGTGCAACTGGATCAACTGGTGCGACAGGTGCAATCGGTGCAACAGGTGCAAGTGTTACTGGACCAACAGGTGCAACTGGTCCATTAGGAAAGTTTGCATATTCAACATTGCCTACAGTGGCAGTATCTGGAGATGCATGGTTTGACCCAGAAACTGGAAAAGCTTTCATATACTATGACAACTACTGGGTAGAAGTAGGCGCAGCACCATTTGGTCCAACAGGACCTACTGGAGCAGCGGGTACCGCAGGAGTTACAGGCCCTACAGGTCCGCAAGGTTTGCTAGGACCAACTGGTCCCGCAGGTCAAGGCGGAGGCAGTGCAGACTTAGCAACAACATGGTGGTTAGGATTCTAAATGGCAGCTATTGAACGCTTAGGCGTAACCAA